TTTGAGGAGCTTTATCGTTATCTCTATGATAATGCTTCTGTATACGCAGATGGAAGAGAAGGAATGGTTGCTATTTACATCAACGAGTATAGCTATCAGTCTAATTTTAGGATTGATAAAGAAATTAATGCAATGGCACTCATTGCAAAATTAATTGAATTAAAATGAAGCAATTCCTAAGTTTTCTAATAATTTGGATTAGCCAAAATTTAGCTGTACCTTTTTGGGTAATTGGTCATGTCCATTTAAGTGTAAATGTGTATGAAGATCTACATGAAATAATTGCTAGTGTAGGTATGAATATTTTAGTAGCAATTGGATTTTATTTAGATTATAAACAAACAAAAACAAGTAAATAAATAATTATGGAACAACAACAACAACAAATGAATCTTAATGTCGATTTGAAAAACACAACATCGATTGAGACACCTGAAGGAAACAAAGTATTTGCTCAAGGAGTATTACTTCGTAAAGTATCTAAATTTGTAGTAGGAGCCGAAGAAGATGCTGTACTACCAATCCCAGTATTTTATGATCCTCAAACAGGTAAAATTCTTGAAAGTACAGTGCCAGTTGAATTAAGAGAAGAATACAAAGGCGACTTAATTTAATGAACCAAATCGAGGTAAAAAATATTTTTGGATGGTTAGATGAGATAACTGTAAAGAAATCTCATCCCGATTCTTTTTCCCAAAAATCGTGGGAAAAATGGAATTCTTACATGATCCACAGATACGTATCGATGTATATAGGTTATATTGATATCGTAAACTATGTTCAAAAGATAAATCCACAAGAGAAAAAACAAATTTATACCATTTACCGAGAGATGATCCCAAAGAAAAAACTATGGCTTAAGTACATTAAGAATGAAAACAAAAGAAATTATCAAGAATTAGCAGAATATATAGCTGAATATTTTCAGTGTGGTTTAGGTGAAGCTGATCATTATATCGATATTTTGCAGGAATATGGAGTTAGAGGTGTTCTTTGGAATATGGGAATTCAAGAAAAAGAGGCAGACGCCTTAATCAAAAAAGCAAAGTTATGAGTAAGTTAAGAGATATGCTTTATACTTCAGCTGTAGCTGATTAAGCAAAAGCCCTTCTAACTCTAGAATTATTAGAAAATAATCCTGCAGGTATTGGAGATCATTCAACAGAAGATTTTTATAAAAATGCTGAAGAAGCACTTGCAATGTTGGCTGATGCTGATGACAGGTTAGAAGCAATTGAAAATTATTTAGATAAAAAAGTTGTATTATAAATTTAATAAATTAGTTATGGGAAGCACCACAAGTAAAATTGATGACATGCTAAAAGAAGAAGAAGCAGCAGTTTATCATACTATTCACTCTAACCCTACAGGTCTAGGAAAAACAATTAAAGATTTTGAAAAAACTTATCCTGAACTAGCAAAAGAATTTAAAGCTATTCAACAAGAACAATACGAATTGTTTGCTGGTAAAATGATGGATTATGGTTTATCAAACATCTCTTTAGGATCAGATTTATCTACTAGAGAAGACAGAGATCTTTCACTTACAGGAATTTGGTTACGTTGTAATGATAAAATCAATCGTCTAAAAAATATGCTTAAACGTAATGGTAAAAATTATGTTCAAGGTGAAGCGATGATTGATAGTTTTATTGATATCTCTAATTATGGCATTATTGCTATGCTCGTACTTAGAGGAAAATGGAAATAAGTTTTGGCTAAAAAGAAAAAAATACCTCAAATTGTAAAAGAAATAAGAGCCTACCAACCACCAGAGATTAATTACGCTTACCAAAAGAATGTATCTTATTCTCAATTTTCTATGTATAGAGGTTGTCCTAAAAAATGGTCACTTCAATATAAAGATGGTATTAAAGTATTTACTTCTACAATCCATACAGTATTTGGAACTGCATTACATGAAGTACTTCAACATTATTTAGATGTAATGTATGAGCAAAGTGCAGCAGCAGCTGATAGGGAAAATCTTGTAGAAATGTTTGAAAATGCTCTACGAGAAGAATATAAAGTCCAATACAAGAAAAATGGAAACCAACACTTCAGTTCAAGTGAAGAATTAAGAGAATTTTTTGATGATGGAGTTGAAATTATAAGAACATTCGCTAAAAAACGTAGTTCGTATTTTAGCAAACGAGGATGGTATTTGGTGGGGTGTGAGGTACCTATTGTTGTAACGCCTAATAAACGCTATAGTAACGTAATATATCAAGGTTATTTGGATGTGGTGATGTATCATGAACCAACTAACACATTTAAGATTATTGATATTAAAACATCTACTAAGGGGTGGAATGATAAAACTAAAAAAGATGAGGATAAACAATTCCAATTAATTCTTTACAAAAAATTCTTTTCAGAACAATTTGGAATCCCAGTAGAAAATATTGATATTGAGTTCTTTATTGTAAAACGCAAAGTTTATGATCATCCTGATTTTGTAATTCCTAGAATTCAGACTTTTAAACCAGCATCAGGGAAAGTGAAACTTAACAAAGCAACAAAAGCTTTAAATGAATTTATAGAAGAAGTATTTAATAAAGATGGTTATAAAGAAAAAGAACATGAACCTAATGCTTCAAAATGGAATTGTGGATTTTGTCCATTTAAAAACAATCCAGAATTATGTAATGCTTCTTTTTGAAACATATACGTATCGACAAATATATTAAATTAATTTAAAAATTATGTCTAAAAAAGATTTAACATTAACAAGCGTAAAAATACAAAACGACTTGTTTGAAGAATTCAAAGTAGAATGCGTTAGAAGAAAATTTACATTTCAAAAACTAGCAGATAGAGCAATCTATTTATTTTTAACTGATGAAGATTTTAGAAAAAAAATCGTTAATCAAACTAATTTAGATTTATGAAAAAAGTATTTTTAATTTTACGAATTTTATTTAAATATCGAAAAGAAGTATTTAAAAACATCTTTAGTTCTATTAGAGGTGTTATTGTTAGTAGTGATGAATGGTATGAAAGTTTTTGGAGTGTGGAATTCAAAAAGAATATTGATGTTGAACAAGCATTCTATCAACCTAAAACTCCTATATCAAAAAGAAAAGAAATAATCGACAAAGCATTAAATACTTCTTACCAAGGTAAAGAATATGTTTTTAGTGCTGATGATCTTATTAAAAAATAGCTTGTCTGATTAGAAAATCTTAGTTATAATAAAAATAAAAAATATATGAAAGAAGGTTATATCCCTAAAGAAGAACGTCGACGTATACTCCTAATTACAGATGACATTAGAGTACATTCGGGAGTAGCTCAAATTGGACGTGAGATGGTTATTAATACTGCTCACAGATATAATTGGGTACAAATGGCGGGAGCCATAAAACATCCCGAAATGGGAAAAAGGGCAGACATTTCAGAAGATACAAATAAAAGAGCTGGGATTGATGATTCTTATGTAATGTTATACCCTATTGATGGTTATGGCAATCCAGACTTGTTAAGACAAATTATTAAAATGGAAAAACCAGATGCTATTTTTCTTATTACAGATCCAAGATATTTTGTTTGGTTGTTTCAAATGGAAAATGAAATTAGAAAGGAAATTCCTATTGTATATTTAAATATTTGGGATGAATACCCAGCTCCTTTGTATAATAAAGAATATTATGAAGCATGTGATGCTTTATTTGGTATTTCTAAACAAACAGTAAATATCAATAAAATTGTGCTTGGGGATAAAGCTGAAAGTAAAATTATTAAATATGTTCCTCATGGTTTAGATAATGAAAATTTTTACCCAATCGAAATCCCAACAACAGAACTTGAAACATTTAAAAAGCAACTCACCAACGGAAAAGATATAGATTTTACTCTACTATTTAATTCAAGAAATATTAGACGCAAATCAATCCCAGATACTCTTTTAGCTTGGAAATTATTTACCGATAAATTAACAGATGAACAAGCTAAAAAATGCCAATTAGTACTTCATACTGAACCCGTAAGTGATCATGGAACAGATCTCCCAGCAGTAATTAAGATGCTATTTGGTAATAACCCAAGAACTGATGTTGTAATTTCTACTGATAAATTACCCTCAGAAAAAATGAATCTGTTATACAATTGTGTTGATGGTGTAATTTTATTATCATCCGCTGAAGGGTGGGGATTATCACTTACTGAAGCCTTATTAACAGGTACTCCCTTTATAGCCAATGTAACTGGTGGGATGCAGGATCAAATGAAATTTGTAGATAAAAATGGAAAATGGATAGAGTTTGATTCCAATTTCCCATCAAATCATAAGGATACTTATAAAGAATGTGGAGAATGGGCACTCCCAGTTTTCCCAAGCAATTTATCTATTGTAGGTTCCCCCCAAACTCCATACATTTACGATAGTAGATGCAACCCAGAAGATGCGGCTGAACGTATTATGGAACTTTATCAAATGGGTGGAGAAGAAAGAAAAAAACGTGGGAAAGCAGGTAAAAATTGGGCTGTAAGTAAAGAAGCAGGTTTTACATCAAAACAAATGTCTCAACGTATTATTGAGGGAATTGATGAATTGTTTGATACTTGGCAACCAAGAGAAAAATTTGAATTTTTAAAGGATACTGATTTTGATGCAAGAGTTTTAAAACATAAATTACATTATTAATGAAAAATACATTTTTTATAAGTTGTCCAATTGGCACATATTCAGGTTATGGTGCTCGTTCAAGAGATTTTGTTAAGGCTGTAGTAGAATCAGACAAATATAATGTTAGGATCCTTCCCCAAAGATGGGGAAATACTCCCTTTGGTTTTATTGAAGATCACAAAGAAGAATGGGGATTTCTAAATGATTTAATTATTAACCAAATACCTACAAAACCAGATATTTGGTGTCAAATTACAGTTCCAAATGAATTTCAACCTGTAGGAAAATATAATATTGGTTTAACTGCTGGTATTGAAACCACAGCTTGTGTTCATTCTTGGATTGAAGGTTGTAATCGAATGAATTTAGTTCTTACTTCCTCAGAACATTCTAAAAAAGTTTTTGAAAATAGCAAATATAAAGTTAAAGATCAAAGAACAGGAAATGAAATAGATTTAGTTCTTAAAACCCCCGTTGAAGTTCTTATTGAAGGAGCTGATTTAGATGTTTATAAACCAATATCTGTTGAAGAAATTACTTCAACTGATTTATTTGAAAGTATTAATTCAATTCCTGAAAAATTTGCTTATTTATTTGTAGGACATTGGATGCAAGGAGATATTGGAGAAGATAGAAAGAATGTTGGTTTAACTATTAAAGCATTTTATGAGACTTTTAAAAATAAAAAAAATGCCCCTGCTTTGATTTTAAAAACAAGTAGTGGAGTTTCATCCTATATGGATAGAAGAAAAATCCAAAACCAAATTAATATCATTCGAGATACAGTAGGTGGGAATATTATTCCTAATATTTATTTACTCCATGGTGAGTTTAGTAATAAAGAAATGAATGAGTTATATAACCATCCTAAAGTAAAAGCTATGGTTAGTTTAACTAAAGGTGAAGGGTTTGGTCGTCCATTACTTGAATTTAGTTTAACAAACAAACCCATTATGACCACAGGATGGTCAGGCCATACTGATTTTCTAAAACCAGAGTTTACGGCTTTAATGGAAGGTAAATTAACCAATGTCCATCCTTCAGCAGCAAATGATTTTTTGATTAAAGAATCTCAATGGTTTAGTGTAGATCATGGTTATGTTGGTCATTTCTTTAATGATATCTTTAAAAATTATAAAGATTGGAAGATAAAGGGTAAACGTCAAGGATATTATTCAAGAACAAATTTTAGTTTTGAACAAATGAAAAAACAGCTAGAAAATATTCTTAAAGATAACATTCCAGAATTTCCAAAAGAAGTAAAATTAAAGTTACCTCAAATTAAAAAAATTGAATTACCTAAAAAAGAAAAAGTAAATGGATAATTTAACAACGTGCAATAGATGTGGTAGTGATGCTTGTTACGTTCAAGAAGTAAATCAGGATATTAAAAACTACCAATGTATGGGGTGTGGTTTTATTACCAACTCCCTTATGAAACAAGGTTCTCAATTCTTTGAAGAACAAATGGAATTACTCCCCAACCTATATAAAGAACTAATGGGTGAAGATGATGAAGGTTTAGTTTGGATGCCTGCAACTATTAATTTACCTTCACAGGGAATGGTTTTTGCTAATGGTAGCAATGCTGAAAACTGGAAATGGGCAGCTGTTCAATCTGTACCTGTAAAGGAAGAAGAAAAAGAAAAATACCCAATTCCAGGTAAACCCGGAGAGTTCTATGAACAAAGAATGGATATGGATACTCTCAAAGAATTTGATGAAAAAGATTTTATTGAAGCATTAGATTATATAGGAATCTTTAACAAACCTGAATGATGAAAATAAGTTATGCCATTACAGTTTGTAATGAATTTTTAGAGATACAACGTTTACTTAATTTTTTATTAGAAAATAAAAGAGATCAAGATGAAATTGTTATTGTATTTGATACTAAAAATGGTACTTCAACTATAGAAGAATACCTTAGAGCCAACTCAGTAAATGATACTAAATTTAGATGGTATCCTTTTCCATTTGATGGAGACTTCTCAGCGTTAAAAAATTATCTTACTAAAAATTGTGTTGGAGATTATATTTTTC